TCCTAGTTTTCCGAACATAGTCTCTAGGCCGTCGACTATACGCGTCTATGTTCTAATTAATTGTATAGTGCAATGAATATATATTAAATTTTAGTAGAGTGCAAGAGAGCCTGTAGTGAATGTGATGATTTCAACAATGTGGCGTTTTATTTACGTTGCCACTGAAACGTCGGGGGCAGCATCTTCTATTTTATTTAATCTAGCAGCTTCTTTTGCTTCTGCTAGTTTTATGTGATTGATAACTTCTTTTATTTTGTTATCAATCCTGACCATATCAAGAGTATATCTCCCGTGATCAGCGTGCTGTACCGCCCATTGAAGTTCGAGACTTCTCTTTTTCTTGTATAAGTCTCTCACGTGCGTTTGCATCTATAACCTCCTCATAGGTTATCCATAATTTAGACGGATCACTAAATCCATCTTTTTCCCACATAATATCATTTTTCCCTAGTTTGTCAACTAAAGTATTTTCAAAGTCTTGACTATTGTCTTCAGATGCTAGGTCGAAGTCTGCATAATAGCCATATGCTCTAATTTGTACTCGAAAATTTTTCATGATTACACCTTTTATATCATAAAGGGCGACCGAAGTCGCCCTTTAAATTTTGTCTTAACGATTATGTTGCGTTAGAACCAAAGATACCTCTAGGGTCAGAGAATCCGAATACGTATCTCTCTCTAGCTTTGTATCTTACGTTTCCTGTATCGAAGTCACCTTCCATTGAAGTTTTGATAGGTGATCTTACGAAATGTTTAAGACCGTTAGGTACATCTGTTTTAATGAAGAACTTCTTCGTAGAAGTTAAGTAGTGGTTAACTACATAACCTTGAGGAATCATTCCCATTGACGCGATTGCGTTAATGTCATTGTCAGCTGTGCCAACTCTACCTGCAGACTTCATCAGTCTTTCAGCAGTAAATTGTAAAGCAGAAGGAATTATTAATTTCATTCCTTGTGCCGCAATTTTTAGGCCTCTTTCATCAGTAAACGCAGCGATGTCAATCAACGCTTGTTCTAATGAAGTTTCGTTAAGTTCAGCTGCTGTTGTTAACTCATTCGAGAAAGTTCCCGCTAGAGTTGGGTGGTCAGTAGCGCAAAGCTCTTTACCATCACCGCCAGCATATGAAGAATTGAACGCATTGTTCAATACTGCTGCTGCCTTAACTTGCTTCGTGTTTGCCATAGATCTCGCTAACGCTTTTGTATATCTAGACGCAAGTCTGTCATACAAATTATCTTCGATAGCTTCTTCTGTAATTGCAAACGCTAATGCAATTGTTTCGTTAGTGTAACGAGCTGTGAAAGTTTCTTGTGCATCATCGAATGTTACACCTTGACCTTCAGGTTTTACAGCTGCATTCGCGAAACCTGATAACATTACTTCCTCTTCGAAAGCTCTGTCAGAAGTTTCTGTGTCGAATATTTCTGCATGCTCGTTAGCATATTGTTTATACTCAAGTCCAAATAGTGCATTCAGACCTGGCTCTAGTTCTTTAACTAGTTGTGCTCGTGATATTGCCATAGTTTATATACTCCTATTTAGCTTATTGATATAAGTTACTTGCTGCGTTGTAAGCGACAACGATGTTCGCACCCGCTGCAGTTAAGTCATTATTTTCTGGATCGTCAGCTGATCTGACTACTCTGAACATTTTAGTTTCAGCAGCTCCAGTAATGTTTAACGTTACAGTAGATTGACCACTTGAAGCGTCACTCGCAGTAAAGTTGTTAACGTTGAAAGAAGTTCCGATCATTGCTTGAGTAACTGCATTATCCGCTTTAACAACATACTCTTGTTGCGAATTGTCATTTACAAAAGCTATACCATCAGTACTTCCAGTATTATAGTCAGTTCCAAATGTAGTGCTTGCCGCTACTGAATTTGAGAACACTGGTTTACTTGTTGTGTTATCAATGTAAAAAATACCGTTGAAAACACCTACAAGTAACGCGTGAGAAGCATTCGTGTAAGAAGCTCCACCTGTTCCTGTATCATCAGTTGTAGCAAAACTTGCATCTTGTAAATAACCTTGATCTCCAGCAGAATCCTGAAGAGATACTGGGTTATTTTTAAAGATACCTACGCCTAGTCCAGACTTGACTTTATAGTTTGAAAGACCTGCAGTAGCTGGAGTATTACCAAGCGTCGTTACAGTTCTTAAACCAAAGCCAGTTGTACTTGCATTTGCCATAGTTTTTTCCTTTTATTGTTAATAATAATTTAATGGTTAGGAATCACTAAATAATTAGCTTTTCTTTGTACCACCAAAAGTTACACTAGATGTTGATTCATTTCTGAATCTCATCCCAGCTTGCTTTTCCTTCATAAGATCGTTGTTAATGGCTTCTTCTTTTTCTTGAGTTTTCTTATTGTAATAAGCCTCAATTTGAAGAGCGATCTCTTCCGGTATCCTTGCCAGCAAAAGGCCACCTACTCCTATGATCCCTGCGTATCTACCTTCAGTCATTTGTGGATAATCTTCATCTGGATATTCATCAGCTCTCACTAATTCGTATCCTTCTCTTAAAGATGCTGCAACGTTTTTGGTATCTTGATACCCCATTGATTCAGCTCTTATCCACTGATGTCGAAAGCCTTTTGGCGCAGGCGGTGCATCGAGTGAGTTGGGTGGAGTCCAAACTTTTTTATGAGAAGTTTTTTCTCTAGTCTGACTCGCACGTGAAGTTCTTATTTTTTCATTTTCCATATGCCTATACTCCTTCCGTGATTTTTAATTGTTTAGCATAATCTTCGAGTGGCACACCTAATCTTTTAGCGATTGCTACCTGTGAAGGTGTGAGTCTGACAGTCTTTTTGCGTCCTGTTGAGGCCGAACGATTAGCCGACGCTACAGTTTGAGCAGGTTTTGCCCGTTCTGTAGATTTTGATTCCACTTTATCAAATTTATGAGGAAATTCAAGTCTTATTCTTTTATCAACTTCTTCATAGTATTCGTCAGTTTTAGGATCATATCCTTCTTCTTCTACTAACTTTTTATGTATATCAAAAGCAGTATAAGTCATTGCAGAATCATTGCCAAACCAAGCATTATTGGCTGCCCATTCTTCTGCTTTAGGATCTGTTGTAGGTTGTTTAGTAGTCCTTTGCGGATTAATATTAACCTCTTTCCTAGGTTCTTCCCTATTTTTCATAGACGAAAGTCTTGCTGCATCCATAGTCAAATTAGCAATTTGTTCTTGGGCTGCAACTTGTGCATCAACATTTTGAGATTCAATAGCATTTTTAAGAGCTAATTTAGCTGCTGCTAAATTAGTTTTAACTCTACTTTCAAATTCAGAAACATAAGTCTTATCTAGTTTAGATAATCGACCTTCCATTTCTTCCTTATCTTTTTTTGCTGATTCTGCAAATGCGATAGCTTCTTCTCTTTGCCTTTCTGCTTCTCTCATCTTACGAGTTAGTTTAGCAATTCTTTTTTGAACGCCTTCACTATATTCTTTTAACTCGTCTTTTTTCTCTTCTTTTGTTTCAACGGGTTTTTCTTCTTTGGCTTCAACCTGTTCTACTTCCACCTTTTCTTCTGCAGCTTCCTGTTTCGGTTGCTGTTCGTCTAAATTAATTTCAGTTGCTTTTTCATCTGAATCACCAACATCAATTAATTCTTCGTTTTGTTTTACTTGTTCTTGTTGCATAGTTCCTTCCTATGTTAAATGTAATGAAGAACTGATTCAGGATCACCTATGGTCCCTAACACTTCATCATCGTTTAGTATACGCACTTCTCCACCATCTATTGGTAATCTTGCGCCAGCATATCTAGCGAACATTACCCAATCTCCTACTTTACACCATGGCTCTATAAATTTTTCTTCATCTTTATAAGCCAAGTCTCCCATTTTCAAAACATAACCGCAAGTGGTTGCAATTCTTGCTTTATCTAATTGCTCTTGTGAGAATAAGATACCACCTTTAGTTTTTTCTTTGGGTGTAAAAGGTAAAACTAAAATTCTATAACCAGCCGGTTCAGGGAGTTGATCAATCATCTCTCTGATATTGTCGGGGTCTAATCTTTTTACGTGAGGTTTATTTTTTTCTTCTGCGTACTTTTGTTCTAACGCATTGACATGTTTAGGAGTTTCTGTCTTTGTCTCCGATGTCGATAATGTTTCCTTGCTCATTTTTTCGCTCCTTATAGTTTAGCAGGTTAGAGATTTCCTGTAATATTATTGAATAGGCATGTGCCTGTCCTAACATATATTTGTATTTTTCCATATTGTCAACACCTCCGCCCATCATTGTGTCTTGAATTTGATTTTGGGCATTGTTGATGGATTTTTTTAGTTTATCTATGATTATTAAGTCTTCCACACTCTCTCCTTTTTAGCAGTTCCATTTTCTCAAGGATTTATTAATTCTTGAGTTTGGATCTCTGGCTGTTTTTGCAGACGTCAGACGCTTTTTCATCCCCTTCATACGGGCGCAAAAGCTCTTCCTTCTTTTCGCAGCTTTGCTGCCTTTCTTTAATTTCGATGGTTTGGTTGTAACTGCCATCGACAGTTTTGATCCGGGATTTGCTCTTCTGTAAGACGCGATCCCTTTTCTGTTTAAACCACCGGTAGGCGACTTGCCCTCTTTTCTTTGCCATGCGGGTGTGCCTCCTGATTTAAATTTTTCTCTTACTTGAAAATCGTTTCTCATACTAATCCTCCCATGCTCATACTTTTTCTTTTGGCAAAAGTAGAAACATTAGTCGGTTTTGGTCCTGTGTTGCCGGCTGCTCTTTTTCGTCTGACAGCACTCGCCTTTTGCGACTTTGTCATTCGTGTGGCTTTTGCAAGTGGAACGC